AAGAATTAGGGACAATTGTTTGTTGCGGAAATCATGTTTTTAGAGTTATAAATGGTCAAAGACATTGGATAAGTGAGCCACCAAAAGATTGGGAAACTATTGACGGAAGAGTTTGGACTAAGTAATGCCATCTCTTAGATATCATGCAGGCCGAATGGTTTTGTATGAGGAAAAACCTAAAAAATGGCGAGTAAAAATCAAAACAAAAAAAGGTAAATTAAATTTACCTTTAAATGCGACAGAACTTGAGCCTGCATTAATAGAAGCTGAATATTTATATGCAGATGCTAAATGCATGAGTAGAGATCATCCAATATGCGTTGATTGTATACATCATCTAGTAATAAAAGCAGAATGCGGTTTAGGAATGCCAGAAGGAAAAGCTAGTGGCGGAATTTGGGCAAAAGATTGTGCTTATTTTTGGGAGAGGAATCCTTAGAATTTATCTTGTCAATATATACACCTGCTTGTCTTACAATTTTTACTAATCTATAATTTTCTTTTGCGAAGGCACTTATTAAATCAGGTATTTCTTCTGGTTCCATATGATTAATAACTGCTCTTAATATTATTTCAATATCTAATTCTTCTTCTAAATCAACGTCTGCCATAATCCACGGCTCAATTTTTTTTCTACGTTTAGCTTCTAATACAAACCAATCTGACCAGGGCATATTTAGTTTCATTAGTAAAACTTTTATCCTTAACATAACTTAGTATCTATAAAAGTCTAGTTTTGACGTACATAACCTGCTTTCTTGTCTTCAATAATAACTTCTGGATATTGAACTGTATGCCATTTATGTTCGCAAACCATACATAATCTTCTTCTAATAATTACTTTTTCGGAATTTCTTTCTGACCTTATTACTTTTTGTCTCGTTAATTCATTACATTTTGGACATTTTACAAAAGTTAAACGATGCATTTATAGATTTATAAGGTTTTATATTTTAATATAGAAATAGTTATTTTATCTATAAAAATGGATACTCAAACAAGAGGATATGGATCTTCTAAAAAGAAGAAAACAAAAAAAACAAAAGTAAAAGTGGGAAAGTAGTTATTGGGGTAGTTGACTTACCTTCCTACTAGGAAAAAGATTTTGCTCCAATAAATCAACTAACCTATCATCAACAGTATTGTCTGTTTTTTTAACTAAAGCTCGCATTATATCTAATGCGAGTTTTTTTATTGCATTTCCACGAAGGAAAGCAAAAACAATTGGTCTTATTATTTTTAGCATAATTTTTATATCTTGCTATTTTAATAGTAGCTCATTCTCCACTTTCGAGCTAAAGACCTCTTCCTAGTCCAAGGGGAAGAGGTTTTTTAACGTCTTGGCTTAATTTCTGCTACTTTTACTTCTACTTCTTTCAAACGATGGAATACTTCTCTCATATCATCGTGCATAACCTCTATTTTATCTGTAAGCAATTCTATAGCTGTTGTATTCCTCACGAGATCATCTCTTGATTGTCTACCTCTATATGACATTGAGCCTACGGAGACAAAACAAGCTGTAAGACAAGCCCCACCTAACGCTGCAATAACCTCTACCACTTTACTAGTCCTCTATATATGTCTATTATGACAGAAAAAGCCTATGGAAACAGAAAAAAGCAAAAACCCTTTGCAAAAACTAAAAGAAAACATCACTGATAAAGAGGAACAATTAGCTTTTATATCAGTCGTAGTAAGACTTGTTGTAGTTGGTTGGAGTGGTTTTATCGTATCTCTTAACTATATAACTATACCTGGTTACAGCAATGAGCCAAAAGATATCACTTTTCCTGCAAGTCTGCTTACAGGGGCATTGGCTTCGTTTGGGCTAGAGGGTGCTAAAAAACGTGGTGATGGAACATATAAAAAAGAAGATAAACCATTAAACAAGAAAGAAGTAGAACAGTTATTAGCTACACAATCAGGTGCTTATCAAACCATTAGAATAGAAACACCACTTAAAATTATTGGTGCTGAAGTTGTAAACAAAAAGGAGGAGAAAAAATGAAAAAACTACTTCCATTATTGCTATTATTTGCAAGTCCTAGTTATGCGGACATTCAGCAGAAATTCGTAACATCAGCCCAAATTTCGGTGGATATGCCATTCGTAACCACCCAAAAACTAGGCACGACCTACTCTTTAAGCGGGTCAAATATCACCCCATCAGTAACGTCTGGAGGATCAACCACCAGCAATGCCATCGGAGGATTGAATGTTGGCTCGCTCACCGATGGTGTACCTGCTCTTATACAAACTGATAAAGCAGTTACAACGGCCGGGTCTGCTTTTTCTCTTACAGAAGCGGTAACTATTGGAGATGCCACTCCATCTGCGGTCACTCCTTCTAGTGGTATAGCTGCACTACCTCATCTATCGGGAGCTACAACCATAGGTTCTGGAGGAACTCTTGGGTCTGGAGCAATGACATCTTTATCATCAGGAGTCCATACTTGTAGCGGTGCTTTTGGATCAGGTTCTAGCTGCATAGGATCAACTACAGTCCAAATAACCATAGATTGATTAAACTTTGTTTGCTATTAATAATATTATTTCCTGTCAAAACCCTTGCAAATCCTGTTGTCCCAACCTTCAGAAGTGGTAGTTCTAGCACAAATTCTACGAGTCAATCTGTAGTAACAGAATCAATTACGAGTTATCAGTATAGGACAGGCTATTCAGTTGGTGTTAGTGGAACTAACATTGAAAGTGCTGATGTAAATGGATATATTAATGCAATACCAACAGCAGAAGCTACACAAACTGTAAATGGAATTAATTTTTCTTATACGAGTCCTACATTGGAGGGTATGCCTAGATGGAAGATCGTAAACGAGTCTCAGCCCTTCAGTTTGGTAGAGACAGTAATGACACCAGGCATCGACACAATAACTCAAATAAATCGCACAATAAACACAACCACAACCACAACTATAGAAACTACATTTGGGCAATAGCTCTAATCCTTTGCCCTACAAAGGTTTTGGCTAATACAACCGTTGCAAGCCCTTCTAGTAACGCACAGGGAACAGTTAATAATAATGCAACTATGATTGCTCCACAAAGCACTCCTCAGTTTCGGATGTCTCAAGGTATAGTTTGTAGTTCTCCAAGTCTTACAATTACTCCTTATGTAACAGATGCGTGGTCATTCAATCGACCTATAGAAACTGTGACTAGACAGAATATTTATGACGAAGATACTGGTGCTATTAAATATGTACAAGAGACTCCAAGATTTGAAAAAGACAACTATAACTTAAATTATGGAATTTCAGCACAGATCAGTATTCCGTTAGGTAAAGCACCTGACTTATGTTTAAAAGCAACAGAAGTAAATATAAAAAATCAAAAAATATTATACGAAAAAACAAAACTAGAACTTGCATTATTTAGGCTAAAAGTATGCGGAGAACAGGCAAAGTTAGGAG